TAGTTCTATTAGTAAAAATGATTATTTTGTTATCAAAAATTCTAATGTTGGATCTAGTTCAACTTCTATATTATCTTTGGATGAAGATGAGAGAGTTGTGGATCTAATTAAATCTACAAATATAGTTCAAACCAATTCATATTCTGGACCTGGAAACACTAAAGATATTACTTTAGAAAGACCAGTTGTTTGGTGTAGACAAACTGAGGATATATTTATCGATCAGATTGCTATTGGTAAAAATAGAGAACTTTATGAACCAGTCATCAACCCTAGCGCATATATTATAAAATCTGTAGGAGTTGGATCTACATCAATATATGTTGATAATTTAAGACCAACCTTTAATCCTCAAAATGAGAATGATACTGATTTAACTTTCCAAAATAAAATTAAATTTATTACACAAGATTCTAAAGTGAGTGCAGCTGCAACTGCTATTGTTACTGGATTAGGAACTATATCTTCAATATCTATTTCCGATGGAGGATCGGGATATAGTTCTGCTCCAGTAGTGACTATTGGAAGTACAGTTCAATCAGTTGGACTTGGAACAACGGCAATAGCAACATCATCTATTACTGCAGGAGTTGTTACAAGTATAACGATAACCAATGCTGGAACTGGATATACTACTACTAGTGCTCCCGTTGTTTTAATTGCACCACCATCATATAATACTGAGGAGGTATCTGTAAATGCCTATTCTGGAGATAATGGTGTAATTGTTGGATTTGGAACTACTACTGTTGGAATTGGAACACAACTTATCTTTGATATTCACATTCCATACGATTCTTTCCTTAGAGATTCTAATATTGCAGGGACAGCATTGACTATTAGTTCTATTAGTAAAAATGATTATTTTGTTATCAAAAATTCTAATGTTGGATCTAGTTCAACTTCTATATTATCTTTGGATGCCTCAAATAGTACAGTAGGACTAGGAACTGTTTTTGCAGACAATGTTTATGAAGTTGATAGTGCAGTTTCAATTTCTACAAGCATATCCGGAATTTCAACTCATGTGCGTAGAGTATTTGCCAAGGTAAATCAATTTAATTATGGATTCTCTGGAATTACAACTTCGGATTTCTTTGGATCATTTAGTTGGGGAAGAATTGACATAGCAGCAAGAAGTAAAGAAAATTCTTATTCTTCGTATGCAGAAGGATCTGGAATTTCAACTGCGACTATGATTGTTAGATCAAACTTCTTGAAATTCAAAAATTATGATCTTTAATCTCTAATAAATAAAGAAAAAAAGTCCGTCAAATGGCTGCTATTATAACTGATCAGATTAGAATATTAAATGCAAAGAATTTTGTTGCTGGTGTTTCTAATGCCAGCAATTCATATTATTCTTTTATTGGGTTGACTAATCCTGCAGATTATCAAGTTGATTGGGATATTGATCCACCATCACCCAAAGATAATTTTGATCAGGAAAATGATTACTGGGACACCATGGTGGCCTTGAAAAAAATCAATACTGCCGATGTACGGCAAGTTGTACCTAAACTTGTTTGGTCTTCGGGAACAAGTTATGATATGTATCGTCATGACTATAGCAGATCTAATACTGCTGTAGTTTCTGGTTCAACATCATTATATCTGGCAAATTACTTTGTTATGAATAGTGATTTTAGAGTTTATATTTGTCTTCAAAATGGAATTAGTGTAGATAATCCTTCCGGAAGACCATCTCTGGATGAACCAACATTTACAGACTTGGAACCAAGATCTGCAGGAACCAGTGGAGATGGTTATATTTGGAAATATCTTTTTAGTATTAAGCCAAGTGATGTTGCTAAATTTGAGTCTACAGATTATCTACCTGTTCCATCAGATTGGGCAACTTCTACTGATAATGCTGCCGTTAGAGATAATGCAGTCGATGGGTCAATCAAAATTGTAACTGTCACCAATAAAGGTGTTGGACTTGGGACTGCAAACTCCACATATACATCCGTTCCGATTAAAGGTGATGGATCAGGAGCAGAATGCACTATTATTATTGATGGAAACCAACAAGTAAGTGGAGTTACTGTTTCAAATCAAGGATCCGATTATACATATGGAAATATTGATTTGGAAGCAGGTGGAGTTCCAACAGGAACAACAAGACCAACTTTTAACGTTATAATGTCACCGCAAGGTGGACATGGTGCAGATGTATATAGAGAATTGGGAGCATACAATGTTCTCATGTATTCTAGAATTGAAAATGATAACAATAATCCAGATTTTATAACTGGAAATCAAATTGCTAGAGTTGGTGTTGTAGAAAATCCTGAGCAATTCGGATCTTCAAGTATCTTATCAGTAGATAAAGCTAGTGCTCTTGGAGCATTAAAATTAGTTGGATCTGGATATAGCACTGCAACATTTACTGCGGATTCGTATTTTACTCAAACAATATCTACAGGATCAACAGCTGTTGGTAGGGTTGTAAGTTATGATCAAAACACTGGTGTTCTTAAGTACTGGCAAGACAGATCTCTTGCCGGATTTAATACTGTAGGAACTGCTCAGACTCAACCTCAATATGGATTTAATCTAGATGATTTTACATCATCTCCAGGAACAGGTGGAGCATTAACAATTACACCATCTACAGGAGTAAATTTGACTATTGATGAAAACTTCTCAGGTATATCTACGGTAATAAATAATCGTACATACTATCTTGGTCAAACCTTCGCGAATGGTGTTGCCAACCCAGAAGTTAAAAAACATTCTGGTAATATAATTTACGTTGACAACAGACCATCTATAACAAGATCGTCGAACCAAAAGGAAGACATAAAAGTTATTTTGCAGTTCTAAAGAATTATGCCACAACAAACGAACCTCAATGTAGCTCCCTACTTTGACGATTTTGACCCCACAAACGATTATCATAAGGTATTATTTAAACCAGGATATCCTGTACAAGCTAGAGAATTAACTAGTCTTCAGTCTATGCTGAAAGACCAGATTGAAAAATTTGGTCAGCATTTTTTTAAAGAAGGTGCTAAAGTAATTCCAGGAAATATTGGATATAACCAAATATATTATTGTGTTCAATTAGAGAATGCATTTCAAGGAGTTCCTGTATCTGCATATGCCGACCAGTTAATTGGAACAAAAATAACCGGACAAAGATCTGGAGTAACTGCTTTTGTTGATTCTATTCTACAACCAGAAGATTCTGAGAATGGAAATCTTACACTCTATGTAAACTACCTTTCTTCTAGTACATCAAACAATTCATCTCAAACATTTTTAAATGGAGAGCAAATTTCATGTAATGAACTCGTTTCTTCGGGTTTGCTTGGAAATACAACTATCGCTGCAGGATCTCCACTAGCATCAACAATTGAATCTGGCGCTTCTGCTATTGGATCTTCTTTCCAAATTGATAATGGAGTTTATTTTATAAGAGGAAACTTCGTAACTGTAAATAAAGAAACTTTAATTTTAGACCAATATTCAAATACTCCTAGTTATAGAATTGGATTATTTGTAAATGAAGAAATTATAAATGCAGATTTAGATGAAACTCTCAATGATAATTCTCAAGGGTTTAATAATTATGCAGCTCCAGGTGCAGATAGACTTAGAATTAGTGTAAGTTTATTTAAAAAAGCACTTGATGATTTTGATGATAACAATTTCATATTGCTTGCCACAGTAATTAATGGTGTTCTTCAAACTGAAGTTAGAAAAACTATCTTTGGTGGTAGTGTTGGATTTAATGATTTAACTGATACTCTTGCTAGAAGAACTTTTGATGAATCTGGACATTATTATGTAAAACCATTTGATGTCACTGTTTTAAATTCTTTGAATGATAGAGTTGGTAATGGTGGTATTTTTAATGCAGGACAGTTTACTCCGGGTGGAGTAACTCCTAGTAATGGTCTCAGTCTATATAAAATCTCTCCAGGAAAAGCATATGTTAAAGGTTATGAGATTGAAACATTAAATGCAATTTATTTGGATGTTAATAAACCAAGAACAACAAGGACTATTGAAGATCAAAATATAATTTACAACACAGGTCCAACACTTAGGTTGAATAGGGTTCATAGAACACCTACAGTTGGTCTTGGTAATACTTATTTTGTAAGTTTGAGAGATCAAAGAGTTGGAAGTAGTTCAGAAACTCTTCCAGGAAATGAAGTTGGAGTTGCAAGGATATATGACTTCAAATTAGAGTCTGGATCATATAGTACATCTAATGCAAACGAGAATGAGTGGAACCTTGCTCTCTATGACGTTCAAACAATTACAGATATTGCATTAAATCAACCGCATACTTTATCAATCCCCACATTTGTTAAAGGTAATAATAGTGGAGCTACTGGTTTCTTAAGGCACGCAGTTTCTGCTGGAACCGCAGTTACAGTCTATGAAACAAGTGGAACATTTGTACCAAATGAGAAACTTACTTTTAATGGAATTCAAGATGGAAGAATTGCTATTGCTATTACTGAGCATGGTCTTTCTGATGTCAAATCAGTATATGGAACAAATAATGGAGTAATTGGAGTTAATACTTTTAGTGCTGATGTAATCCAATCTAATAAATTCTTAGTTGGTATTGCTACAGTAAGTCCACTTTCAAGTGGTGTAAGTACAATAAGAAGTGCAAACCCATTATTCCCAGGAAATATTGTAAAAGAAAATGATCTTATTCAATACAGTGATACCACCCCAGGATTGAATGGAGATCCAATCATTGGTAGAGTTACTAGTGTAGGAACAACCCATGTTTCCGTAGAAGGAGTTACCGCAGTAACTGGAATTTCAAGTGGGTTCCTTCCAGCATCAACTTTAAGTGTGACTGATCTTAGAGTTCTTACAACAAATTTAGCACCTTCATCTGGAAATTCCCTGTTTACTCCTCTACCAAAGGTCAATGTTTCTAGTGTAGATCTTGCAGAGGCATCTTTAGTAATTAGAAAAACATTTATTGTAAATATTGCAAGTAATGAATTATCTACACAAGTTGTATCTAGTGATAATGAGACTTTCCTTCCCTTTGATGAAGAGAGATATCTTTTAGTTAGATCTGATGGATCTACAGAAGCATTAAGCGGAGATAAATTTGACATCTCTACGACTGGAAATACTTTGCAAATTCGTAATTTGGGTGCAAATGATACTGGTGCCACTTTAATTGCAACACTTAGAAAAGTAAAACCAAAGGCAAAGGAAAAAATTAAAAACAGAGTAAATTCTGTTACTGTAAATTTATCAAAACTTGAAGGATCTGGAATTGGTGCCACCACTTTAAATAATGGTCTTACACATGGAAATTATCCTTTTGGAACTAGAGTTGAAGATGAAGTTATTTCATTAAATGTTCCAGATATTATTGAAATTCATGGTATTTTTGAATCTTCTGATACAAATTCACCATCTTGTCCTCAAGTTTCTCTTCAATCATTAAATACTCAGTCAACTACAACTGCAGAATTGTTAATTGGCGAACAACTAATTGGACAAACAAGTGGTTCTGTTGCTATAGTTGCAGAAAAATTAAATAATTCTTCAATTTCCTTCCTCTACAAAAATGAAATTGCATTTATAGAAGGAGAAACTTTAGAGTTCCAAGAATCAAATGCATCTGCATTAGTATCGATTCTCTCAACTCCTAGTTTTAATATATCATCAAATTATTCATTTAAAACTGGTCAAGAAGATACTTTCTATTCTCATGGTAGAGTAAAAAGAAAGAATGATTCTTCTGCTCCATCTAAACAAATAAAAGTTTATTTCTCAAGTGCTTCATATTCTAGCACTGACGATGGAGATATAACAACTGTCAATTCATATGGACAGTTTGATTATGGCGATGAAATTAAATCTGTGGATATCTATAGAAATTCTGATATTATCGATATTAGACCAAGAGTTTCTAATTATACTGCGACTGAAGGTTCTAGATCACCTTTAGAATTCTTAGGTAGATCATTCAATGGATCTGGACAATCTGCAACAAATGTATTGGCCTCTGATGAAGCAATTCTGACAGATGTTTCATACTATCAAGGAAGAATTGATAGAGTATTTTTATCAAAAGATGGAAAATTCCAAGTTGTATATGGAACGCCATCTGATAACCCACAAAGACCAGATCCCGTTAATGATGCAATTGAAGTTTGTAGAATTGATCTTCCTGCATACCTATATCGTCCAGAAGATGCAAAATTATCTTTTATGCAGCATAAGAGATTTAGAATGGAAGATATCAAGGAACTTGAAAATAGAATCAAGAGTCTTGAATATTATACTACTCTTTCCCTCTTAGAAAAAGAAACTGCAAATCTATTCATTGCTGACAGTGAAGGACTGAATAGATTTAAGTCTGGATTCTTTGTCGATAATTTTAATGATTTCTTGGCACAAGATAGTTCATTCAAACTTAATAATGCAATTGATAGAAAGTATAATGAATTAAGACCAAGACATTACACCAACTCTGTTGATATGATTTTTGGTCCAGTTATCGATATAGATCCAACTGCAGACTTAAACTTCAATATAGTTGAAGGAAATAATGTTAGAAAGCAAAATGACGTTTTAACACTTGATTATGCCGAAGTTGAATATATTAAACAAAATTTTGCTACCAGAACTGAGAGTGTTACTCCTTTCTTAATTAGTTTCTGGAATGGAACTCTTGAACTTACGCCTGCATCTGATAATTGGGTAGATACTGCAAGACTTGAAGCAAAAATTATTGAAACAGAAGGCAATTATGTAGAAACATTTAATGATGCTGTCGAAGCTGGAACTATTGATCCACAAACTGGATTTGGTCCTATGATATGGGATTCTTGGGAAACCAACTGGACTGGTGTTGATGTAGTTGAATCAAATAGAACAAGAGTAATTCAAAATGGTCCCGATACGATTCATCAGCAAGGACCTGGTAATAGATCACGAGTAAGGACCAGTAGCAGACAAGTTACTGATCAAGTTGTTGAAGAAAGAATTAGATCAACAAGAGAGTTTGGAACTACTTCTAGAAGCGGTTTAAGAACAATTGTTACCGAACAGTTTGACCGTGAATCTGTTGGTGACAGAGTTGTGAGTAGAGATCTTATCCCATTCATGAGATCTAGAAATGTAGAGTTTGTTTCTAAGAAAGTCAAACCACTTACCAGACTTTATGCATTCTTTGATGGTGTTGATATTTCCAGGTATTGTGTTCCTAAGCTGATGGAAATTTCAATGGAATCTGGTGTATTTGAAGTTGGAGAAACTATTATTGGAACTACTCCTGTAGTTGCTGATATTGGTTCAAGTGTCCTTCCATCAGCACCTTTTATCAGATTTAGAGTATCACAATCAAATCATAGAGAAGGTCCTTACGATTCACCAACCAAAATTTTCCGCCAAAATCCATACAACTCACAAGATTTGTCGAGTGCATATTCTTCAACATCAACCATATTAAACGTTGATACATTCTCTCTTTCTAATGAGGTTCAAGGTCAATATTATGGATGGGCGCAAGAAGGAATGAGTCTCCGTGGTCAAACAAGTGGTGCTATTGCAAAAGTAACAAACGTTAGACTTATTTCCGATATATCTGCTACTTTAATTGGTAGTTATTATATTCCAGATCCAAACAACTCAAGTTTCCCAAGATTTGAAACTGGAACTAAAACCTTTACTTTAACTGACGATATTGACAATAACCAAGATGCGGCAGTTACTATTGCGGAGGAAGGATTTGCTTCTTCAGGAACATTAGAAACAGTTCAAGAAAATATTATCTCTGTCAGAAATGCAAGAGTTGAACTTAAGAATGAATTCCAAAGTAGAAATGTTAACAGAGATCTTGGAACAGAGGTTGTTGAGAGTACAGTAGTTGCTTCACAAACAAGAACTCAAACTATTATTACTTGGTATGATCCACTTGCACAATCATTCTTAGTTGAGGACAATACAGGGTGTTTCCTTACTAGTTGTGACGTGTTCTTTAGAACGAAAGATGACATGGATATTCCTGTTGTCTTCCAATTAAGAACAATGGTAAATGGAGCTCCTTCACCCAAAGTTCTTCCATTCTCTGAGATTGTTCTTGATCCAGACGATATTCAAACTTCTGCTGACGGATCTGTATCGACTAATATTCAATTCAAAGCACCTGTCTATTGTGAAGGTGGAACTGAGTATGCAATTTGTTTAGCATCCAACTCAACCAAATATAGTGTTTATATATCAAGAATTGGTGAAAATGATCTTTTGACTGATACATTTATTTCAAACCAACCATATCTTGGATCACTCTTTAAATCGCAGAATGCTTCTACATGGGAACCAAGTCAATGGGAAGATTTGAAGTTTACTCTCTATAGAGCAGATTTCCTTGAAAATGGATCTGTAGAATTCTATAGTCCAGAACTTACAAGAGGGAATAATCAAATTCCAAAACTTCTTCCAGATTCAATTATAATGAACTCTAGACAAATTAGAGTTGGTCTTGGAACTACAGTAGCAGATTCTTATGAAATTGGAAACACTTTCTCACAACAAGGAACAAATGCAACTGGAGATTTGGTAGGAGTAGCAGCATCTGCTGTAGGTAATCTTAGTATCAGTAATGCTGGTTTAGGATACACTCCTGCAGATGGAAGTCAAACCTTTACTGGAGTCAATCTTATCACTCTTACCGGTAACGGTAGAGGTGCAACAGCGGACATTAGTATTGTGAATGGAAGCATTGTTGCTAGTGGAGCAACAATTGCAAATAATGGTGGATCTGGATATCAGATCGGTGATGTTGTTGGTATTGATACCATCGGAGCAGCATCGGTTGGTACAAATGCAAGACTAACAATTGCAGGAATTGGGATTACCAATGAACTTATATTCAATAATGTTCAAGGTGAATTTGTTGTTGGTGCAGCAAAAACTCTGATGTATGTTAATAGTTCAGGAATTACCACAGAACTTAATTCTTCTGGTGGTGCTGGACTTGGAACTGGTGGTGATGTTCAAATATCTACTATTAATATTGATAATGATGGAATGCACTTTACAGTCAACCATCAGAATCATGGAATGTATTTTGCAGATAATATGGTCAAAATATCTGGAGTGCTTCCAGATGTTAGACCAACTAAACTAACTGCAGAATTTACCTCAGGATCTACTGGTGGAATTGCAGTTGGTGGTGCAACAACATTCTCATCTTTTGAAGGTGTTGGTGTTGGAACAACTAATGTTGGACGTTTGTTAATTGGAGAAGAAATTATTCAATATACGAATGTTTCTGGAAATACAATTGGTGGAAACATTGTTAGAGGATCTGAACCAAGAACTTATCCAGTTGGAACGCCAGTATTTAAGTATGAAAATTCTGGAATAAACCTGCAACGAATTAATACAACTCACAATTTAAATAATGTAACTCAACTTGACCCATTTACATTTGATTCTTATAAAGTTAAAATTGATATGAGTGCCACTACAGGAACTGATAGAAGCACTGATATTGGTCATCCAAAACTTTATATTGGAGAAACAAAATCCACTGGTGGGCGAGATGTAAGGGCTACTCAAAACATGCCATTTGAAATTATTACACCACAAGTTCAAAACCTTACTGTTCCTGGAACAAATATTACCGCTCAGGTAAGAACAACCACAAGTAAGAGTTTTAGTGGAAATGAAATTCCATATATCGATGCGGGATTTGAAGACATCACAATAAATCAAAAGAATTATTTTGATACTCCAAGAATGATTGCATCTAAAGTTAATGAAGACTTAAAGTTGACAAATGTTGTTGGTGGCAAATCAATGCAAATGAGTCTTGCATTGAATACGACTGATAGTCGCATAAGTCCCGTTATT